ATGCGGACGAGTCGACAGTGACTCGTCCGCATTCGTTTAGCTGTTCACATCGACGTACACGAGCGAACCGACAACAGCAGCACCTTGCAACACGCTGGAAGCGTTACGCGGATCTATCTGAACATAGACGGCACTAACGTTATCAACGCCAGTGTTGTCCGCCTCAGCCAGATAAACACGTACGAACGCGAAACCATTGCTGACATCTAGATCATCAGCCTGGCACTGCAAAATCACAGTATCGCCAGCAGCATCCACGGGGTTAGCAGTGTCATAGTTCAAGGCAGAACCGCTAGTGGTCAAATCTTTCTTACCAGCTCCAGCAGAACTCGTCGCTTGCTCGAGTTTACAAGTGTCCAAATCGTCAGTAGCGTCCCAGGCGCCCAGTTTCACAAGGCACATAAAGGACCTGAACTCTGCCATAGACACCCAATGCAGCGCGTCATCACTTCCGGAACTGTTGGTACCACCGATATCAGTCTCGGTGAATGGAATCGTGACACGTACTGTGTCAGACATTCGACGGGTCATAAGTTTCCTCCTAACGTAAACTATCAGTCAACAACATTGGTAATTACGATCGCGTATCCAGAGTTACCACCGGAGAAAGCGTATTCGTACCGTTCGCAGGTGTCAGAGCCGACCGCCAGGCGAGTTGTCCGTCAACACGATAGGTCCAACGGAAAGTCATTTGATCTGTCAAGAACTGCACGTGCATTGACTCAGCTGAAGTGATCCCGCCCTTATCGATCAGTAGGTACTGACTGGGATCGAAGAGCATGATGTCACCGACTGTACCCACTGTCGAAGCTTGTTCGACAGGAATCATCGGGCGACCCAACAAGCCAGCTAACGGCGAAACAGCAATACCACCTGGGGGCAAGTACAAAGGCAATCCGCCAGTACCGACTGGAAAGGTCATCGCAAAAAGTATAGGTTCGATGTCTTGGTTATGCAACCAAATAGCATTCATCCGACTGCGACCCCACATGCGCGACCACATCTTGTAAAGATTTTGATACACCAACGTCGCTGTAGCTTGACCAACTTCTTTCGCAACGGAAACAGTGGCAGTGTCTCCGATAATCCCTTTGGGTTGACCAGCGCCAGTACCGCGCAAGATCGAGTTCTCCACGTGCCAGATGATCTCTTCACTGACTGCTTCGTTAGCAATCGCACCTAGAGCGGTTGTATCAGCCAACATCTCGTCGGTCGCGTACATGATCGCGAAAAGCTTGTTCAACCCTAGAGTAATCTGACGCATCTTCGGTTTCGAACTTGAGACAGCGTCACCCTCGGAAGCCCAATAAGCCTGAACGCCACCCCAGCGACTGCCGGTAACCCGACTTGTCTCATCAATAGCATTCATCGTTAGACCGTTTGCATTCGCACTGATCGGAATCCGACGAATACGACTCAAGATTTGTCCACCGTCATGCGCCAGGCGGAAGATCTCCGTGGCGAAATCATTCTGCACCAGATAACCGCCATCAGAGGGAATACCCTCGGACATACCCAGAACAGCCTTCTGTGCCTTCAACCTTTCGTCAATTCGATGAGGGTGCACAGCAGCGGTGTAGACAGCTTTCAGTTGGTCGCCCAGAGAGAGCCACGGCATCACTGCTTTCTTATCCGTTTCGTCCTCAATGACATCTACCTGAAAACTCTTTCTCGCCGGAGGGGCGGCTTCAATCTGAGCTTTGAACTCCCGCAGTTCAATTACCTCCAGGTCAAGAGCACTCTTCTCCGCTGAAACTTCGGACTCTTCTAGCTCAGCAATATCTTTCATAGCTTTCGCTTGAGCCGTATAGCTTTTGCCGAGTTCCAAATCACCGTCACTGATCGCCTTGCGTGCGAGCTCCAGTAACGCCTTTACAGTCTTCATAGCAACTCCAATCTGTCGAGTTCATGCAGCATTAGCTGCGCGTTAATAATACGTTTACGCTCTTCAGATTCTTCAACTGCGTTCTCCGCGGATTTGCTGTCCGCCTGTGGAGGAAGCGCCTCGATCGAGTCAGCCGAAAGCGAAAACAACGATTCTAAGGATGGGATTTCAGCAATTGCTGCTTTAACAGCTACCAATACGTTCGCGTTCAACATCCGTGGATCCATCGGACTCACTGTCAATGTATCGCGTTTGATCGGCCACTTCGTGATTCTCCCATCAGGTTCACGAGTAACTTTCTCTGTCACAGCATCGCTGCTTGTGCCCACTAAACCAGCGCGAATCAAACGTTCAAGTGCGCGTACATAACGGTCACGTCGATTCAACACCCGTTCGACAAATAGTCCCATCTCATCGATACGTGCAGTCTTCCAATCAACACGTCCTAAAAGATCATGCTGTGACAAGTCAGCATCTTGTCGAAGACCATGTTGCCAGTCGACGACCACCATATCCAATTCCGTATATGCGCTATCAAACTTAGTGGCCTTCGTAAAGTATTCCCCGCGGGAACCATCCGGATTCCGTCGGCGACTCATTAGACCTTCGAGATCCCGACCACCAAAAAGCACCATGTAGTTCGCAACGCGCAACTCGTTCGCAGTCTCACCAACTGCCTTCAACGCATTCGAAGGCATTTCAGTTTCGAGTTCTACGAGAGGTTGCACAGGTTGAGTTGGTTGCACTACTACGACATCGTCATCCGCAGTCACCGTTGCTGTTAGTGTTACTGACTTCATCAGAACGTTCCTTTCAATTTCACGATCTGCTCCATCCGTTGACGCAACTTTGTAACAATCCGGGGTGCAGCAATTTGCGCGATTTGACTTTCTGTTGGCCAACGTCCAGAGAACAATCTGGTTTGTGTTCCGTCGCCCATCACATCTGGTGCGTACGGTAAGCGATTGAACCTACGAATAATCACCGTCCGTCCGCGATACTCAATCGTTGTTTGCCAACCCCAAGCGAGTGCGAACGTTCGAGCATACTTCTGACCAGGTAATCTCGGCGGATGCGTCTGCGTATAATGCGTACGTTTACTCAACTCAATACGCGTAAATTCTACCCACGCAGCAAGCTTCTTCTCGATATTCTCGAGTGTCCGCAGTTTGTTGACTATCGGATCAATTCCGTCGATCTTGATTTCCACTAGAGTGCTCCCTGACTAGGTCCGAGAGCACTCTCTAAGTGACAATCGCATCGCCAACCACCGCAAGCTAACGAACTACCTTGCGGAATGAAACCAGACAGCAACCATTCAGCACTTGTATGTACTTGGCCGTTCAAACGCAAGCAATCGACGCAGTGCTCCAGGGTATTTCCAATCACCCATTTCCAGTACAGTACTTCACCCTTCACAGTTGGCTGCCGATAAAGTTGTCCGAGAGCGTATGCACCTGCGAGTGCAAGTACCCAAAGCACAACGCGATCAAATGCGCGACTTAACCCGTCGGTAACTTTGTCTCCAATGTCAGTGTATTGATTCAACGTGAATATATCACTGGTGAACTCTTGGATGGCCATTGCTTGTTCTTGCTGCAATTGTCGCAAAACGATTCTTGCCTCCGCAGTCAGTGCATCAAGCGCCATAAGCGGAAGAGCACCGACTCCGAGAAGAAACCCTTCAACAAACTGCGACAGTATTAACTCGTTTAGCCGGATTTCAAATGTTTCTGCGTCGATTTCACGTCGAATCGCTTGCTCCACTAACGCGCGCAATGAGTTTTCGTACTCGGCCAGTAACGGATCAATAGTTGATTCACCTAACCGAACAGCTTTCTCGTCCACTAGATATACCGGGTCAACCAGTTCGCTGAGAATCACCATCTTCTCGGAAGAACTCAAAAACATGTTCTCGAACGCATCGGGGTCAACGGTTTTCCCGCGCTTGATCAATTTCTTCGCCCAGCGCTGTAGTTGACCAGTTTCAACGGCCTTTTGGCTTGTCTCGGCATTCAAGTCACCCGAACGTACGGGTTGTATAGGTGTGGCAACTCTAACTCTTGGAACATCCCCACCCTCACCCTGGCGAGCTAGTGTTGCACTATTCGATCTCGGAGTTGTGCTAGCTTGGCGCATCAACGCTGCAGACTCCGCAACAGCTTCGGTTAATGCAGCTTCTTCTTCACTAGTCAAGCGATAGCCCAGCTGTGACAACGCTGCCTTAATCGGCAAACCAGCTTGCACCAAGTGCAAGAGCGAGATCGAACGCTCAGACTCATCCTCTTGAAATAGCGCCAACTGTTGAGGTTGAAATTTTAATCGCAGCCCCAACTCATGTAGTAGTTGCTGATTGATGATCGGTGCAACTAAGCGTGCTTCCGGTACGATCGTCTGCGTATAAAAATTCAACTCGTCTTGTTGAGCCGTCGCATAGTTCGCGGCGTTCGCCTCGAGCAAACTGAACGGAATACCAAACGTTGTTGAAATCGTTTGACGTTGCTCGAGTGTCAATTCGGAATTGCTAAGCTCACTAATACCTTCACCGATAGTTACGGGTGTAACACCAGCGCGAATCGCGATTGACTCCCAAGCACTAGCAACACCGCGAAAGTAACGTTTCCACCAGGTTTCCAACTTATCCATTTGTGTCTGTTGCGGATTCCCGGCAACAGTCAACAATGTCGCTTTGATCGCGCCGCGATCAAAGAAACCGGTTACGAAACGATCGACACTCCAAAGTACTCTTGCAGCAGATGCCGCGGCATGTGCTGGAGAAACGCCAGGAAGCGTTTCATGAAACGGATTTGGTAACGAAAAGTACGCGACTTGTTCGACACTCAGCAGTTGCTGTTGTGCACCCAATTGACGCGTAAAGTTCACGAGCCCGTCTATAGTCCAATTCGGCGTCATCGTTTGTGGAGCAAGCCAACGCACAGCTTTCGTCAGAACAAGATTCCGATCCTTCATCCAAAACGCTTCGCCGACAACCGACAGCGCTGCTTCTGTCAAATACAACAGTTGCACCAGGTTCTCTAAATGCTCGAACTCTTCTGGAACATCGTCCTCGGATGACCAAACTTCTTCGTCGCCGCGTAGAATCACCCAAGGCAATGACGCCAAGGTGTTTGCACGTAATTGTACGCAACGATAAAAGATGCCGACATGCGAGTATAGTTCTTCCGCAGAAGTCAGGGCCTTCGATTGCTTGTTGGACGTAATCGTCCAAGCCTCATCAGGCCAATTGTCGAGACTGCCAGACTTTTGACCATCGAAATAGTGAAATTGTCGCTGAAGTCGAGTCACCACAGGAGTAAATCCGCTGTACTTTCCGCCAGATCGTACCAACACCAGTACGCGGCATCAACTAAGTCAAGTGGTTTGGTCTTCGGAAAACGATTCAACGCGCGCTCCAAAATCTGATGTGTTCCACGAACGTGAATAAACACATTGCGCTCGTAATCAGTAAGCATCTGACTTGCGCGATGAACTTTCGAACCATGACCCGCTCCGGCCTTCGCCCAAGTGAATGCAGGTCGAAATGTATTCGGTTCGAGAATCTCCTCTTCCTCGAGCAAAGCGATTGCAAGGTGATAAACACTCTCCCACGTATCGCCGCCCTGATCAGTCTCGACACCAACAAAATCGCACTTGAACTCGATTGCTTTCAAAATCGCGCGGCGCAACGCTTCTGCCGGAGAAGCCCTCTGCTCCCAACTCCACAACCGATAGATCTTACCGTCTTCTGAGAGCGCATCAGCCTGGATACCCATACTATCACTTTGATCAGTACTAGTCACAGCTGGGTCAACCCAGATGGACGTTCGGACAATTTGACCCCACGGTACGTCTATCCAATCGCAGTGCTGATAAGTGATATTATTGAACATCCCACCCGGAGGTGTTTCAACCTCATGTTGAGCCTCCTTCAAAAACGCAGTCGGCCCCCAGTCACGCAACTGATACTCACAAACCGCTAGCGGTTGACCTTTCCAAGTTGCTTCACCTGCGGTGATCATAAAACCGCTAGGCGTTTGCTCATACGCAAGGTTTCGCACAGCTGGATGAGGTCCGCTGATGATCGCATCCATCAGGAAACCAGCTGTGCCA